ATGGCAAAACCAGAGCCTAATGAGCAGAAGAAACTTAAAGATGGAGATTTTGCACCGAAACAAGCAGGGAATGAGGCATATAGTTCACCATCAAAAGAAAATGTATCTAAAGAATCAAATGATGCAAACAACATGTATTCTATCTCTGATGAGAGAAGAAAATATACTTTAGAAGAAGAACATGCACTTGCTTGCCCTAATCCAGACACAAAAACAGATGTAAAAAATATACAAACCGTAATGAAAACTTTGTCTGCAAAGATAGAGAGATTTCAAAAATCTTTGACAGATGCTAATCTCGCTGCTGGTTTACCTATCGTACAGAATAATAAAGATATAGATAAAGCGATTGAAGAGGCATCTAATGAGATGTCAAAATATATGAAGGGAACTATGAATCAAGTTCAACAGTTTACCACTAAAGAATTCAATGATAAATTAGCACCAATAATAAATTTAGCACCACCATCACACACATTAGAAATTTTACAAAAGAAAGTAGAGGGATTAGAAAAAATTGCATGTATGTTTAATGGCATGGCAGGCCTTGCTCTTGCAGGATTAATTGCTGCTGCATTGAAGAAAGCATTTAATAGAAAAAAAAGTAGAGCAGAGAAAGCAGCAGCAAATGCCTCTGTATCTGAAGCAGGAGTTGTCAATGCAACTCTGGCGGCTGGAATAGGAACAGGTGCAGTCTCTGCAGGGGTTGTTGGAATAACTTCATCTCAAACTATACCATCAATACCTGTGTTGACTACACCTGGTTCTGGTGATGTTCCACCACCAGTTCAAGATCAATTCTATAGACCCACACCACTTTGTGAAACAGAAGAAATAATTGGTGAGGTATTGGGAGGAACAATCAACACCATTCTACAAGGATTTGATGGTGCAATTGCTCCTGTGATTGATGAAGTTCAAAATGCTTTGGGTGGATCATCAACTGAAACAGGATCAGATAACATAGGGGTGATTGATAATGCGATAAGTGAAAACAATGTTCTCTCATCTCTGTCATCTGGTGATTTAGTTTTGAGTATGACTCAAACTGTAGCAGAGCAATCAGGGATAGATCCAAATAGTGTTGGAACTGCTAATCGTTTTTGGGCAGATGGAAACTATGGTCGTGGATTAGTTTCCCTTTTAGAACTTGCTAATCAAAACACACCTGACAATCAATCTTTAATTGCAAATGCACTATCACTAATTAACGATAGGTCTAACCCTAATGGCATAGTATCTGGATTAACTTTAGCATCAAATATATTAGGAGTGAGTGAAAATCTTTTAACAGGGATAGGTAATGCCTTTCAAGCAATTAGAAGTGGTAACATAACAAATTTAATTTCTGCTGCTGGTAATCTCGCGTCATTTAATCCTAGAATATTAAATGCTATTGTGGGTAAAGGAGCATCTCTCGCAGGAGGAATACCAGGTGGATTTGGATTAGGTGCTCTAGGTGGCATGAATTTTGATATTGCAACAGCATTAAATTTTGTCAATTCAATAACAAAAATATTTAATTGTGATCCAGATCCTGAGTGTTCGCCAAATGACACTCATACTATGCAGAGTGGTGGTGGATCATCTGAAAAACCTAATACATCAAATGTTGCAAGTTCAGCTAAGAATACCTCAAATGCTTTAAAAGAGAGAAAATCTTATGGAACAAGTGTTGAAAAATCTAGTTCTAGCAAAGAGGGTGTCAAAATTAAAAAAATATTTGCTAGACCACAGACAAGAAAAACTGACTTAACTAATCTAGTTGGGTTTGTAAATGGTCAACCTTATTATGGCCCATTCCACTTACATATAAGAGATAGTGGAGAGAGAGTCATCATGGTCGGTGCTGCACATACATCTGCGAAGCATGCTGTCATATACAAGACTGTGAATCAAATCCTGATACAGAATTTATTTTTGTGGATGGTGATGAGAAGGTTAGATTTTTGACAATTAGTGAGGTCAATGCACTAACTCCCAAAAATCTACTTCGGTCTGATCCGTGTATCATAGATGAGCAACCTTGTGGGCCACCTATCATTAAATTTTTTGGAGGTGGTGGTGTTGGTGCAAGTGCTAATCCTGTTGTAGATGTTAATGGTAATTTAATCGCAGTCGATATCGTGAGTGGTGGTTTTGGATATACTTCGCCACCTCAAGTTCAAGTTCTTGATCCATGCAACATAGGTAGCGGTGCTGTTCTTCAAACTGAAATAGAAAACGGAGTAGTTGTAAAAGTAATTGTTAGAGATAGTGGTCAAGGTTATCTACCACCACCACAAACAGTTCCACAATATCCTGCGGTGATAGAACTCGTAGGTGTAACTGTTACAAACCCTGGCTTTAATCATAATTGTGGAGTTGACACCATAGAAATAATACCAAGCAATGGATCAACTCTCTCTTATGATTGTGATCCTTTTGGTAAAATAAGATCAGTATCTGTAAATAAAGGTGGTAGATTCACAGAGTTACCACAAATTAGAATGAATACGGAAACAGGATTCAATGCAACATTTGTTCCTGACTTTGAAATAATTAGAGATCCAGAACCAATAGATCCTGTGGTAACTCAAGAGGATCTTGTTCAAGTATTTGACCTTGTTGGATTGAATATAAATGGTTATATTGATGGTAAAGAATATTATGGTAACGTTTACTTTGTAAATGGTGTCAAGTTTGCTGGAACATCTGATAAATCTGGAACTAACATTCAGGTTTATAATACTAGACTTGATAGTTTACAAAAACGTGACACAGGTGCTAGAATTGTTTCAGATCAAGTGGAAGAAACTGGAGAGGCAATAGAGGAAGCACCACAAGATACGATAGAATCTATCAGTTCTCCTTCAAGAGGAACTTACTCTACAACACCAACGAGTGCTCCATCAACACCAGCAACAACCAGCACTCCAAGCACAACCACAACACCTTCAACTGGTGGTGGTTACTCAACTCCATCAACACCTGCACCATCAACACCATCAACACCAGCACCACCATCATCCAGTCCACCTAGCAGTGGTGGTGGCGGTGGCTACGGAGGAGGATACTAATGTCTGAGAAAAAGAATTTTTGGAACCAAGTGATCAGTGCCATGAATGGTGCTATTACTTTTGGTAAGTTAAGTCCAAAAGGTGATGTTACTTCTAGTGTTTACATAGAGGCACTAGATGGTAGACATTTTATGGCATTTGATGAAGATGGGCCGAGAACAGGATATACTTTGATGAGTGCACCTGGTGCTACATTTATTCATAGTGGTGAGGATTTAGAAAAGAAGCAAGAGGCAGTGATGATTCTTGCAAAGAATGGTGACATTCATTTAAAGGCAACAAACGGAAAGATCAAATTAGAGGCACTCGATATTGAACTGATTGCAAATGGCAATGCTCCACAGGGTGTCATTTGGGCAAACGCATACGAGACCTTGAAACTTGATTCAAAAAATGTTACAATAGATGGAAAGCAATCCATGAAGATTATGACATCAGGATTGATAACAATGAGAGGAGGTTTAGGAACTCAAATGTTCTCACCCCTTATCGAAGGTATCTCTCGTGCATTAACGAAAGATAAATTACCAGAACCAGGCGAAACAAACACAAAGAGTATCTAACATGGCATTTGCATTCGACGAATTATTTGTATACGGTGGTCAGATCATCGCTAGTGCGAAGAAAATAGTTCCCAAGGCACTAGGAGTTGGTAACGAAAAGATAGATCACTCAGTATACATTCAAGGTAACACACAGATTGGAAAACCAGATGATTTTTCCACTGCTAATGCAACTCTGATGGTTGGTAGAGAGGATACTAAGGGAACAACCAGATCAATACGTACAAGAGGTAATGTTGATATTAGAGGTGATAGTGGAACTGCTAATGGATTAAGAGTTAGTGGTGGATCTTCAATTGATACGGTTCATGTGGTTGGTGATATGTATGTCACAGGTAATGTGGATTGTGGTAACAAAGGGAGACTTGCATCAAGATTTAGTTCTGCTGATGCTCGACCAAAACCATTTGACATTAAACATCCTAGTAAAGAGGGATGGAGACTTAGATATGCTTGTATTGAGGGCCCAGAGGTGGGTGTGTATTGTAGAGGAAGAGTCAGAGGAGAGAAAATAATAAAACTACCAGACTATTGGAAAGATCTTGTTGATATTGAAAGTATATCAGTTCAACTGCAACCAATAGGAGCACATCAAGATGTGATTGTGAAGAGATGGGATGATAGTTTCATTTATCTACAAGCACAAGGTGGTATGCCTGTAAATTGTTTCTATCATGTATATGCAGCAAGAAAAGATGTGAATCCATTATATGTTGAATATGAAGGTGAAAGCTGGAGAGACTATCCTGATCCAAACTTTAATCCTGATACTGCACCTGATCCAGATAATCCCAACTTCAATGACCCAGAGTACAGAACCAAGAGAAATACCATAACAATTTGAAGAAACTTATTTACGTTCAAGAGAAGTTTTTAGATCCTTCTCTTTGTGTTCCTTTCATTGAGTTAGCAAAAAGAAATAATCAGGAGATGCCATACGGTGATGAGAGTCGTGGTGGTGATACTTTTTTGACAACAGTAACTCACTCTAATCCAGATGAGAGTTTGACAAAGGGAATGGATATACCAGAATCTGATGGTAATTATGGTGCTATTTACTTGGGTGGTGAAGTTGATCCAACCACAATAGAAGTTGATGATGATGAACTATTTAAAACTGTGGTTCATGGAGTGACAGATCTATGTAAGGGGTTTGATCCTGACATAGAATTAGATTATGTGGGTGTGGTTCGTTGGCCCATAGGAACATTTATGAAACCACACTTTGATAAGAATGATGTGCATGGTGCAGACGTATTTGCTGCCATGTTATACCTAAACGATGATTTTGAGGGTGGATCAACTGTATTTGAACACATGGAAGTGAAACCTGAGACAGGTAAACTGGTTATATTTTCTAATTCACAATATCTTCATCATGTCAGTGAGGTTGACAAAGGTGAGAGGTATGTGCTATCCTTCTGGTATAAATATCCCAAACCTAATGACTGAAGAGTATTTGTCACGCTGTGTTGTTGACCCAATGAAGCGTAAGATCT